CACAGGGCGGAGACAACAAGACACCGCAGCAGGACGACGCGGTGGCGGAACAACCCGCCCAGGCCGCGCCCGAGGCGCCCAACATGGGAAGCGTGAACCTGCGCGAAGCCGCCGAGCGCTTGCTGGCAGCCTGGGAAGAAACGCCGCCGCCCAATGCCTCGCAGGACCCGATCACGCGCGCGATGGACATGCTGCGCAACGCGCTCTCACGCCGCGGCACGCGCGCGACAGGCGCGCCACGCAAGCCACGCGAGGGCACGAAGCAGGAAGTGGTGCTGGCGATGCTTCGCCGCCCTGAGGGCGCGACCGTGGCGCAAATTGCGGAGGCCACCGGCTGGGCGCAGCATACGGTGCGCGGGTTTTTCGCCGGACTGAAGAAGCGCCAGGGAATCACGGTGGAGATCGCCGAGCGCGTCCGCCAAGTGGGGCCGAACAAGCAGGGCGCCAAGGGGTCCTACACCGTCTACCGCGTGGCTGAATGAAGCTGCGCAGCCACAGCGGTATGAATGATTGCCAAGCCCAGGGATCATCGCGATCCCTGGCGCTTTATTGCCTTGGCTCACGCGAAACACAGCGCGAAGCGTCCGTCACGCAAGACGGAGAATGACGATGCGCACAGAAACTGAAACCCGCTGGATCGTGCTCGGCGCCGATGGCCGGCACGTTTCCTTGGGCCGTAGCGAACCCAGCGAGGCGGAAGTGATGGCCGCCAGCGATGCCCTTGCCGCGCAGGGGCTTTCTGGATGGCTGGCACGCATGCAGGGCGATTACTACAGCCGGGGGAAGGTGACGCTCGAACCCCTCAAGCGCATCGGCGCCGAACATGAAGCGGACTGGGAATTGGCCCTTGCCGCATTCCACGCAGCGCGCCACCGCGCCACTCACTGACGCCCTGAAACCTCACCAACGCGCGGCGGGAGGTCGCCGCCATGGCTGAACTGACACCTTCCACGCGCGAAGCCGCACGGCGCCTTGGCGTAAGCGACACCACCATGCACAAGGCCGAACGCACGGGGCGCATCGCGCGCGAGCCCGATGGCCAATGGGACATCGCCAAGACACGCACCCGACTGCAGGAAACCGCAGACCCGCAGCGCTCCCCGATTAGCGGCAGCGCGGCGGCCGAGGGCACGCCCTTTGCCCGCCTCAAGGTCGCGCAACTCGCGCTGAAGGTCGAAGCCCAGCGCCTCGCGCTCGACGAAAGCAAGGGCCGGCTGCTGGATGTCGCGACAGCCAATGCGACGATTGATGAAATCGCCAGCACCATGCGCGACGCGCTGCTGAATTGGCCCGCGCGCGTGGCGGGCGTCATTGCCGCCGAACTCGGCGTCGAGCCCCATCTGCTGCAAACCATCCTACAGCAGCACATCAACGAGCTTCTGACGGAGGCTTCCGATCGCTTCGACCCACCAGGCATCGGCGGCGAATGAAGGCCGCACGCGTGAACATGTGCGCCGCCGTGCCGGGGCCATGCTGCGTCCGCCACCGCAACTCACAGTATCCGCTTGGGCGGAGCAACACCGCATCCTGGGCAGCCGCGCATCCTCGGAACCTGGCCCCTGGCGCACGAGCCGGACGCCTTATCTCCGCGATGTGATGGATGCGCTGTCCGCCGTGCATCCGGCGCGGCGGATTGTGTTCATGAAGGGCGCGCAGGTGGGCGCGACCGAGGCAGGCAATAATTGGCTCGGCTATGTCCTGCATCACGTGCCAGCGCCGGTGCTGGCAGTGCAGCCCACTGTGGAACTGGCCAAGCGCTTCTCCCGCCAGCGCATTGATCCATTGCTGGAGGAAACACCGGCGCTGCGGGAACGCGTAGCACCTGCCCGCGCGCGCGACAGTGGCAATACGATGCTGTCCAAGGAATTCCCCGGCGGCATTCTGGTGCTGACGGGCGCCAATAGCGCGGTCGGGCTGCGCTCCATGCCGGCCAGGTTTCTGTTTCTGGACGAGGTGGACGCCTATCCCGGCGACATCGAAGGCGAAGGCGATCCGATTGCCCTGGCCGAGGCCCGGGCACGAACCTTCGGCTGGCGCCGGAAAGCCTTTCTGGTGTCAACGCCAACCATTGCCGGGCGCAGTCGGATTGAGCGGGAATATGCTGCCTCCGACCAGCGGCGCTTTTTCCTGCCCTGTCCGCATTGCGGCGCCATGCAATGGCTGAAATTCGAACGTCTGATTTGGGAAAAGGGCGATCCATGCAGCGTCCGCTACCATTGCGAGGATTGCGACACGCCCATCGAGGAACATCACAAGACCGCCATGCTCGCCGCCGGCGAATGGCGGCCGACAGCGGCAGCAGAGAACCCGCATACCATCGGCTTTCATATCTCGGCGCTTTATTCCCCCGTCGGCTGGCTGTCCTGGGAGCAGATCGCGCGCGATTGGGAAGCCGCGCAAGGCAAGGCCGAGGATCTGAAAACCTTCCGCAACACGGTGCTCGGCGAGACCTGGCAGGATCGTGGCGAGGCACCGGATTGGGAACGCCTGGTGGAACGGCGCGAGGATTTCCGGCTGGGTGTTGTGGCGCAGGACGCGCTGGTGCTGACGGCTGGTGTGGATGTGCAGGATGACCGGCTGGAATGCGATATCTGGGCCTGGGCTGACGGCTATTCCTCCTGGCTTGTCGATCACATTGTCATCGCTGGCAGCCCGCGCGAACGCGCGCCCTGGGATGCGCTGGCGGAATTGCTCGCGCGTGATTGGCCGCGTGCTGGTGGTGGCGCAATCCGCATTGCCAAGGCCTGTGTGGACACGGGCGGGCGCGACACGGCGGCGGTTTATGGCCATCTGCGGCGCCTGCGCGATCCACGTATTGCGCCGACCAAGGGCGTTGATGGTTGGAATAGGGCTCAGCCGGTGCAGGGGCCGACGCCGGTGGATGCGCTGGTGGATGGACGGAAATTGCGGCGCGGCTTGAAGCTTTGGACCGTGTCGGTTTCGACCTGGAAGGTTGATCTCTATCGCCGGCTTTGGCTCGGGCGTGGCGATGCGGCGGAATTCCCGCACGGCTGGGTACATCTGCCGCAGGGGATTGAGGTTGAATGGGTCAAGCAGCTGGTGGCGGAGCAGTTGCACCAAGTGAAGGATCGGCGCGGCTTTATCCGCCAGGAATGGGCCAAGCTGCGCGACCGCAATGAGGCGCTGGATTGCGCGGTGCTGGCGCGTGCGGCGCTGTGGTTGCTGGGCGCGGATCGGTATGGCGAGCGATTCTGGCAAAGGCTGCGCGAGGATATCGCGAATGCGCCGGTGGAAAGCCAAGCCGTCCAGACTGCCGCGCCGGTTACGGCGCCAAACCCAGACCCACCGCCACTGATGCGCCGGCCTGGTTGGTTGGCACCGCGTGGCAATTGGCTGCGCTGATTACTTTCGGGAGGAAATCATGAGTAACGGGGAACTCCACGCGCGCGAGCGCGAGGATCTGTCGCTGCATGTGGAGCGCTGTGCCGAGCGCTACACGGCGGTGCGCGCCGAGATCTGCGGCCTGCGCAAGCAGACGCGCCGGATTGAGGGCGCGATCTGGGGCATCGTTGCTGTGCTTATCGCGCTTGGTGCGGGTGGGGCGCAGATCCTGCCGATCCTGCGTGCCCTCTCGCGCGCCGCGGGAGGTTAAAGGACAACGAGAGCAAAAAACCAGTGGTCTAGGTCAGACCGCTTCTTCAGGATCAAAGTAGTTCAGATCTATTTCTCGCAAAATGATGGGATCGCCTTTCGGGCGAACACCAACGCCGTGCTGGAGCATCAAGAGGGTCAGCTTTGGGCCATCCACCAACACAATGCGCTTTGCTTGAAGCTGAGACGCAAATCTCTCTGCGTCTTGAGAGAATCGGCTGCTTGTAATGAACACGCCTTTTCTGGCGCCATGAAAATCCAATGCACCAGAAAATTCACGAATCTTATCTGGGCCTATGACATTCTCTGTTCGGTATCGTTTGGCTTGGACGTAGATAAGATCGAGGCCAAGTTTATCTTCGCGAATGACACCATCAATCCCGCCATCACCAGATCTGCCACGAACTTCGCCAGCCTGATGCCCATCGCCATAACCCATAGCCAGGAGTAGATCGAGCACCAGTTTTTCAAAGAAAGCAGGGGGACACTCAAGAATTCTTTGTAGAACTCGTTCACGAAGCTCCGCTTCAATATCGGCAACAGCATTAAAAATACGCTCATCTGGGGTCCCCGAGGAATTGCTGTCTGCCTGGGAAACCGGGGTGCTAGTCACCGAATCGATGGTCTCAGAGTAACGGTCGTTCGGACGCAACGCCCGAAACTCATCATACTGCTTCAGAAAAGGAATATCGATACGCGTAGGCGGCTGTCGCAGCAGCTCGTGGCCCCTTTCAGATGCCTCATAAACACCGCGTGAGACACGCGTTATCAGGCGCGCGGAATTGAGATAAGTCAGCGCCCAATGAATTCTATTGAAAATAGTCGCCTGCTTACCCGACGGGTTCATCTGGAGCCGTTCTTCTTCGGTAAGAGAGAAATCGTCACAGATTGCGTCGACGAGTTCACGACTTTTGAGGCGCCGCTCAGCAAGACGGCGCAGTACAGGTAGCATCAGGGTTTGAAAATCAGGTATCGCCATGGGTGCGAGCCTACATGATTCCGGTCCAGAGGCGCAATCGTGAGCCGAATAGCCCCTCGCTCAGCCGATGCATCCACCCAGTAACTGGGGACACCCTTCCAATTCTAGACTGGGAAGATACCCATGGACCCCGCCACCCTTGCTTGGGCCTTAGCGCAGCCTGCGGGCAGCCGCGCAGCCGTGCTGGCCTCCGCCTATACCGGCGGCGTCACGCGCGTGACCTTCGAAGGCCGCACGGTCGAATATCGCAGCCTGGATGAATTGGGCCGCGCCATTGCCGCCCTTTACGGCGCGGAGAACGCCACTGCGCGGCGGCCGGGCGTGACACTCGCCAGTTTCACAAGGAACGCATGATGGAACAGACGCATTGGCAACCCGCCACGCTGGCGGCAGCGCTTGGCGTGCCGGAGGAGGCCTTCCGTGCCTTCGCCCGGCTGCGCCAGACCGCCTGGGAGAAGGAACTCTCGCCGCCCGAAGCAGCAAGCCTCGCCCTCGCCTGGGTCGCAGCCGATCGCATTGCCTGCCATGGCCCGATTGCCGAGGCTGCTGGCGCGCTGCTTGATAGCGTCATGGCCCCCGCCGCATGAAGCTCCACCTGCGCGCTGCCTGGAATGCCCTCAGGGGTTACGCGGCCGCGCAGGAGAACCGCGCCTCATCCTGGTCGCCCTCAGGCGGCAGCGCGAATGGCGAAGTCGGTATGGCCGCTGCCAGCGTCGCAAGGCGCGCGCGTGATGCGGTGCGCAATGATCCCTATGCCGCGCGCATCGTCGATCTCTGGACCGGCAATGCGGTCGGTGCGGGCATCACGACGCGATGGCCTGAAACCGCGCATCGCAACGCCTGGCAGGCCTGGGCGGATAGCACCGCCTGCGACGCCGAGGACAAGCTCGATCTCTATGGCCTGCAGGCGCTGGCCATGCGTGCCGTCGTCGAAAGCGGCGAATGCTTCATCCGGCTGCTGACAGTGCCGACATCGCCGCGGAACCCGATCGGCCTCAGCCTGCAGGTGCTGGAAAGCGATCATCTGGATACCGCGCGCAATGGC